TCTGTATCTCTTTCAAAACTAATAGTGGTAACTCTTAAAAAAGGATCATGGCTATCTACTTTATGAATGCCTAAATTATCCCACTCTTTTAACAAATAGTCGGGAGTTGAAACCATGCAGTAGGCAAGTTCTGCCTTAGGTTTATCATAGAGCCACATATATGCTCTTAGTTGCCATTCATACCCAGTTTTAACTGTGTCTATATCCTCAGGAGATGCAGGGAACGTTTCTAAAGACCAACTAGATTTTATATCTATTATTTTATCCTCTGCGTTTATGTCACACTCACCTGTTATAAACTCGTTAGAGAGCCTTTCTGTATTCTTTAGGTATAAAGTACCATGTACCTCGTTATAAAGGTCTATACTCGTGTCCTCCATGTCTATTCCTTTGGTTAGGTATTTACTGTCTATTGTAGACTTGTAGCCAAATAAGTCTTCTTTTACTAATTCCTTAATATAGGTCTTGCAAGTTGCTGATAATAACTCTGTTTTTTTTCTAGGGTTTGTCATAATCTTTCCTAGTGCGCTGCTTCTAATTTTCATAGTTTTTAGTTTTTAATTGTTTTAAATCTAATTCATACATCTTTTTCATAGTCTCCATGTGTCTTAATATTGTTTCTATTGTGTCTTTTTGAGTATCTATTATCTGTTGCATAATACCCATGTTAACCTCATGACTTTCTATAGTACTATCTTTTATAGTTATTCTTTTTTGGAGTACTTCTACAGCATCCTCTAAGTCTTGTTTTATATATTTCATAGTTCGTTATATCGTTTAATTTGTGCTTCTGTAATAATGTACTTTGCTCTTAAATCTTTTCCCTCAGTTCCTTTTAGCTTTTCGGCTTGTGCATCGGTTGCTGTGAACTTTCTTTTAGTTGGTTGTTTGTTTTCCTGAGTACCGCAGGCATCTACATCCTTGTCTGTAATAAGTCCTAACATAGTAGAAAGGCTGTATCTTCTCAGGTAGGTTACTCCACTCCCTAAAGTTTGGTAGTCATTCATACCTTTTAAGCTAACCTGTGGAATCTCTGCACTGCCTTGTATTTGCTCTCCTGACTTTATATGAAATATAGTAGTAACTAAGTTCCTGCCATCTAGTATTTGATAAAAGCCTAAGTCATGCTTTTTTAATAGTGGTTTAATTATTTTAAAAATAGAGTTAAGGTTAGAATAAGTGTAGTTAAAACCTTTTGTCTCTTCGTGAATAGTTGGGACTTCATTCTGAAAGTCTGCCAGTGCTTTGAATAGTGTTTTCATTTGTTTTCGTTTTTATGTTTATTAATTAGTTTTTGTTCTATTGCTTCTCTCTCTGTAGCGTGGTGTGAAATGTCTTTAATTGTGTGAGTTCCATTATCCCAAAAGTCTGTAGTAAATACTTCGTACAAGTCTTTATGTACTTTTTGCACCTCGTGTAGTGAGTGTGTTAGTTTTCTTTTCATTAGTTAAATTTTAATTGTTTAGCCATTAATAAAGCTCCTACCAATATGTAAGAATACTCGTGTCCTTCTTGCTTGTACTTTTCTTTAAAAGTTTTTATCATAGCCTCAATAGCTACGCATTGAGACTCTGTTTTTAATGTTGCAATACTTTTGCAAATTTTGTTAAATGATGTTTCCATAGTTTTATAGTTTTTATTTAAGTGCTGTTACGAATGTTTTTACTATTTCAATTTCGTGAATAGAATCCCATTCCCGTAGTTTTTCAATACATTCTAATTCTGTATCACATTCAAATTGAAATTGTCTAATAGTTGTAAACTCCGTTTCAGTTTTCAAACCATCGTGAGCAAGCCATGCACTTGTCACAATTTCTTTTTCCTCTAGTGTAAATACCTTAAATTTCGTTTTCATAGTTTTATAGTTTAAAAGTTTTCAACAATATTATATATAAGTTTTTAGATAAAAAAATTTTGGAGGTAGTTTTTTTAATTAGGCGCAAAAAAAAGAGCTAACAACTAAATGTTAACTCCCTTTCCAAACTAAACTAAACTACGAATGAGCAAATATAATACTTTTTATTTAGTTACTGTTTTTAATGCTTATTTCTTTTGCCCTTTCGATTATATAATTGTCTACCTCTAAATCTGCTTTGGTATACATTCTTACCATCTCCTCAAAACTGTACATTAAGTCGTGAGGGTCGTTTACTGGAAAGTAAGTACTATACTCTACCTCCTCGTCAGATAATTCTATTCGCGTCATTTAAAGTAGTGTGTTAGTCTTGCTATTTGTCCGTTCTCTTTATGATGTATAAAACCTTCTATTGCTTGTTTAGAAATATATCCATTTCTGTCGTGCCAACTATCCGCAGGGCTAGGGCTTCTCAAACTCTCTACAGTAACCCCGATGTAGTCCTTTGCGTTCTTATGATGTACATGATGCGTATAAACATAACGGTAGTCTGTTTCACTCCATAGTATTGGTCTTTCCGTAGCCATTAGTAATGGGAGGTCTTGGTTCTTTGCTCCATCTCCATGAGTAGAGCCGATTAAGTTTTTATGGTATTTAAAATACTTACGATGTGCTATACTACAATCAAAAGTTATGTTTTTACAATGTCTAAAGTGCGTTTTAATTACATCGGCTAGGAAAAAGCCTGTCATGTAATCGTGGTTACTAGGGTTAAATGTAAAGTGTACATCTGCTATTTGTATTAGTTGCTCAATTACCTCTACATATAACCTTTTAGCGTTTAAAAAGTTCTCATACCACATTCCGTCTTGGTCTTGGTGCGTTCCACTTGTCGTACTGCTTTTAGGTGTGTCTGTGTGCAGTATGTCGTTTCCTGCTATAAAGTTTATTTTATCAATGTTGAAACCGCTTGACTTGTCTAAGATGCCTTGTACTCCCTCTTTTACCTTTCTAACTGCTATCTGTTGATTGTACTCTTTTCCAGTTTCTAATATAGAGCAGAGTTTACCTATATGAATGTCGGCAGGGTCTAAAACTAATAAATGTCCATCTTCTGACTTTTTACGTTTTATAGTTGGGTACTTCGGAGAGTATTGCTCTAACTCCTTAATTAAATCTTCTGCAAATTTGTTTTTTGCTTCTGTTTTAAAATTAGGGTTTTTAAAGAATAAACTACTCTTGTCTGTTTTAAACCATCCATGCTTAACATCGTCAGGGTTTATTCCTGCTGCTATGCTTTCCTCCTTTATTCGTCTGTAGTTCTCAATAAGGTTAATCTCATCTTTTTTTAGTCTGAATCGTTTGTTTCCTTTCATAGTGTTGCAAATATAATAAAAAACTAACCTTTATAATTTCTCCTCAGAACCACAAAGAACAAAGCAGCAATTAAGACTATAAGAATAATATTAAACCTATTGTCTTTCTCTATTACCTTTATTTTGTCGACTGGAACTAAAACCTCCTTAACAATAGTGTCTCCCTTACATTCTACCTCGTGGTAAATCTCTTGTCTTAGGGTGTCGTAAAAGTATCTTAAAAAGACTTTCTCATTGTTCACTACTATAGTACTATCATGCTTTATTATAGTCGCTGTAGTGTCGTGAATATAGCTTTCTATTATAACTGTGTCAACTACCTTAATAGTATCCTTTATAACTAACCCATGTTTGTAAGCGTAGTTCTCTGCTCTCTTTACTTTACGGTTAAGTCTGTTTTGTGGATTGCAGGAGATTAAGAATATACAAAGCAGTAGTATTCTCATTTTCTATTCAAGCCTATTAAAGAGTCTTTGCTTCTTAGCAATAGTAAACCTAATGCAGCTACTGCTCCTGCTTCTGTTTCTGTGTGTCCTTTGCTTATATACAAAGATACAGCTATACTTAGAATAGTTAAACCTAGCATCGTAGTTACTATTCCTGTTTTAAATAATCGTTCCATTTTGTTTTTTGTTTAGTCTATTTGAAAGTGTGCGCCATCTTTACCCCAAAGGTCTTGGCCCCAACTTAATATTACTCCATGTTTTAAAGCTACCTCTTGTAAATGTCTTGCGATAGGTTCTAAGTATTTTAAATCCCACGAGGCTTGACTGTTTACATAAGCGTAGATGTCAAAAGCTCTACCTGTCATGTGGTAACTTTTAAGCGTCCATGTTATACGGCTTTTGTCAGGTCTACCCTCTATACCTACTATGCCCTTTTCGATTAGTTGCTCAGTTGTTCTACCTCTAGCATAAAGTTCTTCTTGTCTTCTGTAAGTCCTAAATCCTCCATCTCTAGGGATGCCAAAATCATAAGGCGAGTCCTTAATAGCCTCCTCTAAAATAGTAATAAGAATAGGCTTTATGTCCTTAATTCTCTCCCTACTTCTTTTGCTAAATCTATACATTTATTTATTTATTAAAATGTCTAACTTTCCGTTGATAGTGGAGATGCCTATTTTGACTTCAGATAATTCTTTGTTTATAGTGTCTAGCTCTGTTTTGTTTTTTTCCTCGTTCTTTTCCATTCGGCTGTGTATACCTGAGAACTTTTTAAACATTACCGACTCGTTTTTATCTATATCCTTTTTCATCTGTCTTATCTTATCCTCCTGACTCTTATCGCTCATTACCATTTTCCAGTAAAACCCCAAAGCAGAGCCAACACCCACCACAATATAAATGACATCTTTTAAACTAAAAATCGTATCCATCGCCACCATTCCGTATCTGTATTTTATTTAGTTATTTTTTTGCTTCTACTTTTTCTTCTATCGGCTCGCTCCATTTGTCTGTAGACATTAATTCAAGACATTCTGCATGACTTAAAACTTGTAAAGGAATAACAGAGCCATCTGCAATAAAAGTAGGCTCTTGTTTCTGCCATTTAATTACAAATTGAGTTTGTTGAATGTTTAACCGAATAGTGTCTTTTGATGTTTCTTGTATTTGAGAGAAATCAATTAAGTCCAAATCTAAAATACTTATAATCGCGTATGTTTTTCTATTTACTTTCATTATGGTATATCTGTTGAATAGGTTGGGCTATTTACTAAAGTTCCATCATTTCCTCCGCTTCCGCTATCTGTTGCTGTTGTTCCACTTCCTTCCTCAAATCTCCACCATCCTAAAGGAGAAAGGCTTGATAAATCTGCAGGAACACCCGAATTATAAATATCAGATATTTGACTTGCCGAAAGTGCAGAATCAAAAAGTGACATTTCGTCTAAATATCCAGTAATTTCAAAATCTAAAGGAGTAGGCCCTCTTGAGCCTATATTTTTAACTATTGTATTATTTCCGCTTCCTACAATATTTGTTTTAGTTTCTTTTAGTTCTCCATTTATATAACACAAAACATCTGCACCTGAATTATTTCTGACTAAGGCGCAATGAAACCAATCTGTACCACCGATTGCTGCAATTATATCAGAGTTGGAAAATGTGTTACTACCTCCACCAACTCTATATAGAAGTTTATTGGAACTAGGGAAATAAATAGTGAAATAGTTAGATTGTGCAACACCGCCCCACACCATTCCAAAAAAGTTGGTTCCGTCTCTCTTAGCCCAAAATGAAATAGTATTCTCTAATCCTAAGTCTATGGAGTCCGTGTCAACTCTATTATCTATACCATCAAAAAGTAGGCTATAAGTATTAGTAAAGCCTCCTCCACTATTTGCGCCTACTACTAGACTGCTGTTTATTTTATAGCCATATCCGTACATAAGACTATTTTAAGATAGCTACAACAGAGCCACTTGTTAAAGTTATTGCTGAAAAGTAGTCTCCTCTCTGTGGTGTTATTAGCACTCCTGCCTTAACTCCAGTCGCAGGGGTTGTGATGTAAGAAGATAGCACATCCGTAGCTGTATCTCCGTTTACTTCTATTCTAGCTATTACTGTGTCCTCTGCTACGTAATAAGAGTCTGCATTTAATACTTTCTCTGCTGTGTCGTTTATTACTACGACTCCGTTAATTGCTATTAATTCTCCTGAATTTGTCATTTTTATTTATTTATTAATTTTGTGGTATTTGGCACTCGTTATATTCTAAAGGTTGTTTAAGTTGCATGGACATTGTCCACCCTGTTAAGGTGTCATCGAATCGTTCTGTAAAACTGCTTATGCTCCCTGTCTTTTCTATTTTTACAAAATTCCAGTTGTCAGTATATAGCTTTTCAAAGTATGCTATAGTATCTAGTAAGATTAGTAAGGTATCTGACTTAACCTCTGTTTCTATCGTTCCTTCGTTTGCTTTGTCCATTACAAGGATGTTAAAACCGTTTGTTATAAAACCCTCTCCAATAGTCGCAGGGCTATCCTGAACAAATAACAAAGGGTAATTAAAGTCTTTTAGTAGAGAATCGTGCTGTACTACTTCCCATAAATCACCGTTACCGAACTCGTTTATTTGCTTGTGAGCATTTGCGAAGTCCTGAAACTGTTTTATCATTTGGTTGTACGTTATCTTCATTTCTAAACTTTCTAAGTTTTTTGTCTACTATACTAAATTTCTTTACTTTATTTTTAGGCATATCTTTTTTTAATCGTCACAGCAATCTCGTAAGTAATCAAAGCCACTACCTCTCATTTTGCCTCCTCCTAGATACAAGCCACCTGTGAAAGCTGAGTTGCTAGGAAAGATGTCATCTGTATCTGAGTTGCTAGTATATAATGGGAATAATGTATGGTTCGCTACAAGGTAATTAATTATGTCTTCGGCAAACATCTCAGCTTTATCTCGCCACCTGTTTAATAAATGGTTTAAATCGTCGAAAGAGGTTGCTTGACTGTTCTCTGATGTCTGCTGTACTACTCCTTTGTTTCTGTACTTAAATGATAGAATTGGAGTCATCTCGAAAACTAAGTATTTAAGTAAGCAAGGCGCTATATAAGTGTTAACTAATATAAGGTCGTTTCCTGCTAGTGTTCCTGCTCCTGCTTTAGCTATAATGTCATCGAATAAATTAGTGCCTAAAATTGGCTTAATGTACTCCCTCTGAGCTGTCCACAAAGCATCTACCATTAGTCGCTCGTCTACGTTATCGTCAAGAATAGAATTATCCTTGATATAATCCATGTCTATAAGTAGTGTTCTAGCCATTGTTTTTCTCTTTTACTTCTCTCCTTATTGCTTTAGCTCGTTTGCTGTGTGGTCGCATGATTATAAACTCTATATCTTCTTTTAATTCGTCAGCTACTTTTACAGCTAAGTCCTTTTTAAATTTTAACCTTTGGTAACTACTAAGCATCTTATTTAACTTTTACTGTGGCAGTTCTAGCAGACCATACGTGCCTACAGTAAGGTACTCTATTACCGTTTCTATTCCACCATCCACCTCGTTTACTCCACAAGTCGGAGCCTTGAGCGTTTAAGCCCTCTCCTTTACTTCCTGCTATAGGGTCTCTAAATTCTGTTATTTGCTTATAAGTCCATGACCTGTCTCGAGATAGTTTTACCATTCGCCTACAAAAATCTCTAGTACCTTCTATTACTGGAGGCTCTCCTGCTAGGTCTGCTCTTAGTTTGTACTTATATACTGTGATAATTTTAGATACTTCTTCCTCTCCTTCGTCGGTTACATTTATCTTAGTTTTCTTTAGGTCTAGTAAGCCCCTTTCTACTAAGTCTTTTATTCTTTGCGTTACCTCTGCTTCTGTTTCTCCTATCTGCTGTGCTATCTCCTCTATAGTTGTTTTAGGGTTAGCCTTTATTATGTCTATTACCTGACTGTCTATACTTCCTATGTCGGCAAAGTCAAAAGGGTTATAATCTAACTCTCTTTCGCTTATAAATTCTAAGTCCTCATCCTTATACCCTATACTTTCAAGTTGTGACCAAAACAACTCCTCCGTATCTTCTTCACTAAATACTTGCTCTGTTTTCTTTTCTAAAGGCTTTTCTAGTGGCTTATATCCTGCAAGCTCTCGTATTTCGTCTGTAGTTAATACTGAAACTAAAGTACTTTCTGAAATCTGTACTTTAATAGGAGCAATCTTTTCAATCTTTAGACCGCTAGGCATTCCTAACAATAAAGCAAAGTCATTAAACAGCTTCTCATACATTCTTTGAGCAGGCTCGATGTAACTACTATTCATAGCCTCTATTGCTACCCTTAACTCGTCAGCGTTATTACTAAACCCTGTATCTTGAGTCTTAATAAATACAGAAGCATCTACTCCATGAGCTGTGAAAATCTCGTCTTGTATTTGTTGGTTTAAGTTTATAAACTTGTCATCCTGACCGTTAGGGTTAGTAGATATTATCTCAACCCCTTTGTCTTTTCCATCATCAAAAATAATAACTGGTTCTCCTGCATTATTAGAACCATGATGCTTATTCTTAATCTGTTTTTTAATATATGCTTGCGCCTCTTGAGTAGGTTGCCCATTATGAAAGTTCCAAATCGTACCACCTGAGTAACCATTTTTGGTATTGTTTAAAACGTAGTTAGCTACTTCATAGTCGGCTGCGATGTACGGTACTCCTGCCACGTAATTTGGCAAGGGGTATTCTTTTAAGTTTGGTCTATAGCATTTATAATAACAAATATACCTTTCACCCCTTACTGCTGAACCATCAAATGGAAAAGAGGTTAAAGTTTCAAAGTCCTCGTTTGAGGTTGGTTTTCTACTTGCCCAATCTGAGGTATAAAAATAAGTATCTTCCTCAACTCCTACGCGAATATCTCCAAAGTCAATATGGTTTATTATAAGACCTTTGCCATCTTTAGTAACTATTACTTCTAAAGCATAACCACCGAAAAGCTCGTTATCTTTTACAATCTTTTTAGTAAGTTCAAAAAGTGAGTCATTACCCGGACGATTAATAAAGTTTTCTAGCTTAACTCTATCCTCTAAAGTCTTTACTGTTTCGTCTACTCTCCAACCTCGACCACTTATGTAGTTTGTTTTACCATTGATAATAGAGTTATGCTTCCCTGAGGTATTATATAACTCAACTAAGTAATTAGGGTATAAGTTTTTCCATGGCGATTCTGTGCCATAGACAATATAGTCTTTCCCTCGCTCCTCTTTAAATACAGGGGGCTTGTTAGCCTCGAAATTAAAGATAAGTATGTTTTCTTTGTTCATCATGTTACCTGATGTGTTTTATAAGTTACGTCTATGTCGTGCTGATTATAGGTAGTACTTGCACGTTCCAAATCCATTAAGCCACTTTCGACTAGTCCAGTCGATAAGGTCGGATCTAAGTTTGTTGAGCTAGTTTGCTCGTAAACAAAGTATTCGTATTGCCCTCCTGCTCCTAGAATTAACTGCCCGACTAAAGGAGAGTCTGTACCCTCTGTAAAAGTAAACTCGTTATACCTGTCTTTGAATAAGCTAGTGTCTGCCATTATACAATAGTAACTAACTTTCTCGGTTATATTCCTAAATTGAAATAGGTATATAGGAGAAGATAGAGTACTCTTTTCCTTTAGTGTTAAAGTTAGATTGCTTGTAGTATTTTCGTTGATTAAAATAGGCATTACTCAGAATCGCTTTTGTCTTTCTTTTCCTTCTTTTTCTTCTCAACTTTGAAAACATCTAGCCCTAACTTTTTATACTTAGCAAACTGCTTTTCGTCATTTACTATTGACACGTTTCCGACTACTTTATGATAGACTGAACCGCCTCTTTTATATTCATCTTTTAACTCCATATTATCTATTGTAATTTTTTTTATTAGTTGTATAAAATAAATGCCTTTAATAAAAATATTTTAATAAACCTAATTTTCAACTAATTATTTTTAGCTCTACAGCCCAATAAAAATGGGCTTTTAACGAACTATTTTTTTTAATAGTAGCATACTAGCGAAAGGCGAAAGTGCCTTAAAACGCTTTAAAATAGCTTTAAAGGATTATTGACAAAACCTAATTTTTTTGTAAGTATTTTATTTTTGAGCATAAAAAAAGGTAGCTAAATTAATAACTACCTCTCCTTAATTAGTTGGTTAAAACTATGCAATAGTTAGTCCTGCGATAACTGAAGAACCTACTTCTAGCATTCTAACTTTTTCTTTAGCTGTGATGCTGTAAGTGTATCCGTTGTGGTCTCCAAATGCCGCTCCTGTAACTGCTGTACCACTTAACTTATCGGCTGCATGATAAGCTCCTACTGTCCAGTATTTATCGTTCATATCTTTGACAATGACGAATAATTGAGCTTGATCTAATAGCGCTAATTCCTCGCTTTCTGATGAAGATAAATTCTTAGTATTAAAATCTAAAACTGAATCGTAAAAGTTAGTTCCATTCTCTAAACTTCCTGTTTGAGTCTCTACTAAACTTCCGTTCTCTTTTTCTAAATTGTATTTATAGAAACTAGTTCCTCCCGATTGAGTCATTGCTGTAATTACCCCTGAAGCTACAGTGTCTATTGTAATGTTTCCGAAATTTGCAATCAATACCATTTGAATACCGCCTGCGTTATTACGGCAGTCTATTGCTCTTCCTTGTGTTAATGCACATGCCATATCTTATATATTTTTTTTAGTGTTATAAAAAAAGGGGTTAGGCAATTACCCACCCCTCTCTTAGTTAATTGTTAAAGTACTACTAAGGTACCAATGTAAATTCTACTACTTCGTCAATGAAACGTACTTGTACACCACGTTTGAAAGTAACGTCAAAGAAGATGTTTTTCTCAGTAACAGGGTCTAAACGAACTTTCATTGCGTCCTCGTCAGCGTCTCCGTCCATTCCAATTACGATGTTAGCGTTACGAGTTAAAATCATTCTTTCTGTTCCTGCTGCGCCTGGTAGTCCTACTGTAGGTCTAAGAGCTACGTTAGTTCCGTAAAGTCTTTCTTGCTCGCCATCTCCTGAGAAATGAAATAAGTTAGCGTTCTTTAATGCTACTACATATTTTTTGTAAACTGAGATAGGTACAAACAAAGACAAATCGTCAGCGTTTGCGATGTTCTCAGGGATTGCAGACCACATGTCGTCTAAGATAGCTAGTACGTTAGATGTGCTGATAGTCGTTGCTA